TGTGGTTTCGTAATATTCTCTCAACAACTGATCGTTGTTTAACTTAGAATAATCTTGGTTTAATTTAACATAATCTTCAAGAGTTCCGCCGGTATCGTTCATGAAGTCTACGACTTTTTGAATATTGTCCGGTAAATCAACTCCAGTTTGTTTTTGTTCTTCAACAGCGTCAGCAACGTCTTCCGTTAACTGCTCTGTTTGCTCTTGTACTTCTTCTTCGGTAATTTCTTCAATTACTGGTGCTTTACTCCGCACATCTTCAACACGCTGCTCGGTGTTTTCTTCAACCACTTCTTGCAATTCCAAGTTGGTCTCTTCCCGGCTTTCTGTGCTTTCGTCTTCGCTGCGTAGCACGCTTTCATCTGTGCTTTGTTCTTGAACGGCATCTTGATCTTTTTTGTTTAGTCTACTTAAATCAACCTTTATTACGCCATCTTCTTGCGTAACGGGTTTTGGCGTTTCTTGTTGCGCCTCTTCAACTAAAGAATCTTTAATTTCTTCGTTTTCCATGATAAAATATTATATAATTACTATTATTTATTATCACCTGGGTTATAGTGAACCTAAATCGAATCCACTGCCTAATATGTCATTCCCAGATGATTCAAAGTTTTTTGGCGGTAGATCGTTTTTTCTTTGAGCTATAAGCTCGCTTTGCTGCGTAGCTTGTATTTTAGTTCTTTCGTCTTTTCTATCTTCTTTCATTTTATCTTTTCCAGATAAAACTTCACTTTGTTGTTTTTGAAGCTGCATATTTATTTGAAACTCATAAGCCATTAACTGCTTTTTTAATTCAGCTTCTCTTATTAACTTTTCTGTTTCAAAATTAGCTTTAGCTTGCTCTAGTTGTATTTTGCTTTGAGTTAAAGCGCTTTGTTTTTGAACTTCTAGTTGAGCAGCAACTTGCTGTGATTGTTGATTAGCCTGCGCTTGAGCTTGAATATTCTGCTGCTGCATCAACTGATCGCGCTCCATTTTCTTTTTACGTCTAAGCTTTAATAACGCATTAGCTAATTTTATATTTTTAACATCTCTGACATCTATAGCGTCTTCTAAGTCTATAGATTTTTGAGCTATAGCCATTTGTATGTTGTTCTCTAATACAGCTTTTTCTTCTTCGTCTGGCTGTAGCTCTATGAATATACCAAAGTCATACAAGTGTAATTCACTTAACTCATCTAACGTAGCTACATTATGAACGCCTATTTGCTGTATAAACGCGTCTCTCGTTGATGAATATTCTAATATATCTGATATTCTAAGCGATAAGTTCTCTGCTAAGTCAGATGTTATAAATAAACCACCAGTTAGTATATGCCTTGTAGCTGTGTTTGAATTAGCAGCGGCAAGCTTCTGTATACCAACTAAAGCATCTTTTGAAGGCGTACTACCATCTCTAGCTTCATTAAGACCCGTTACGTCACGAATCATTTGAAGATAATAGTTATATGTGTTTATGAGTTGAGGTATTTTATTACCACCAGATCCACTTGCTATTTCTTGAATAGGCACTTTACCCGGATTTAAATCACCTTCTTGAGTAAATGATCTACCAATTACAGAACCTGTTTGAAAAAACATATTCAATGCCTCTTGTGGGTTGTAATTAGTTCCATTACCAAGATCAACTTCAGCTAAACCATCAGCGTCTAAATAAACACCATCTGGTACCATACGCGATAAAACCTGTTGCAGCTTTAAATGCGTTAATTGAATCATATCAGCAAAACCGGTTATACGACTAACTAATGATTCAATCTGTCCTTTATACATACGAGGCGCACAAATACTATAATTCATTTTAACTTTAGTAAAATCACTTTTTGGTCGCAGCATATTTTTAGCCATCTCCCATTTAAGCAATTTATCTGTACCTAAAACTAAAACACCTTCGTATAAAACTTCTAAAGATCTACCAACTTTTTGTATACCATACTGCTCAAGTATTTCTTGAGGTGGATTAAATTGATCATCTTTGATTAATATTTTTTCAGCTCCAGTAGCAGATTCTTTAACCTTATACACTTCGTTCATGTACGTTTTATAGTTAAAGTACAGTATTTGAACGGTATTAGAATCTGTTTCGTCGTAATTAGCTATTGTTCTATCGTAAAAACCATTGTTTTGAAAAGCGGTTTTACTGATGTTTTCTAAGTCATCATTAGTTAATTCTGGAAATTGTTTTTTAAGTTCATTAATGTGAACTGATTTTATTTCACCAGCATAATATATATCATCAAAATATGGTGACTCTGTATATGAATAAACCATATAGGCTGGGTCAACATAATCAACAACTACACCCTCTGACTGTGTAAATCTATTTTTAACAGCTCCAATACCTATCGTGGTTAAATCGTAGTTAACTCTTTTTCTAGTTAAGTCGTATTTATTGCCTTCTAATAAAACATTAATAGCTTGTTCTTGTGCTATTTCAATATTTTGTTTATAAGTTAACTGCATGTGTAACTCAAGCTCCTCTTTTGTTTCTGGTAAAGTAGCTGGGTTGTTTTCAAATAAATTAATACCTAGATTTTCCTGTACATACTCGTTTATTTCCTTAGTTTGCATATCACGAATAATAGATTCCATGTACGCAGTTCTTTTGCTTATACCGTAAGGATCTTGCGAATAAGCGTTTATATCAAAAGCTCTTTCAGATATACCGTTTACAACAATATCAACAAACTTAGGTATAATAGGTACTGGCTTCCAGTCTAAGTTTAAGTAAGACAAGTCACCGTTTATAGATAATTCATCTTTATATTTTTGTATGCTCTGCTCTCCTCGAGCGTATAGTCTTAATCTATGAAAAGTATTTTGATTACTTTTATATCTATTAACACCGTTAGCTGATTTGAACCACTCGTCTTGAATAGCTCTACCAACTTTTAAGCCATACTCAAAAGAGGCCTTTTCTTGATCACTAGCAACTTGACTAGGAAAAAAACTTTTTACAACTGACTCAGCCATATTTATTTCATTATTTTTGATATATTCCCGCCGTTAGTGTATTTAGCGAATTTTATATTTATTGGTTGTTTTTCTATTTTAGCTACAGGTCTGTACAAATGTCTATTACAAGCCATCACAGCTAAACCAGAACTTATAGCAGCATCAAACTTTGTTCTTTTGTTTATATCGAACTTAGCCCAATCATTTAGTGTTTTATTAAAATACATATCTCCATATTGAGCATCTGATTTTAATCCAACATATTTATCTATGTAAGATTCTATAGCTGCAGCGTGAGCTTGCTTTATATCCTCACTAGAGTTTGGTATTCCACCTATTTCTTTTTCAGCTACAGACAACTTATTCCAAAGTTTATCAGGTCTATTCATTGAATAACCTCTATAACCTCTTCTTTTTAAATAATATAAAAGTCTTGGTTTGTTATTTTCCGCAAGCAAAGGCATGCCATAAAAAACCAAAGCCATTAATACATCTTCAAAAAATATCTCAGCGGTTTGTGGTCTAGCTATGTATTCTAAAAAAAATGTATTTGGCGGAGCGTCTTCCATTGAAAACTTAGTTAAACCATGTAAAGCACCTTTAGATCCTTTACCATCTACTGTCCCAGATATATCGTAGCTGTCACAACCAAAAGCACCTATGTGTTCGTTTCCTGGGTGCTTAATACCATTTTTTACTATTTGTTTATTTTGTAAATCATAACTAGGAACCCAAGTTATATTAAAATTACCGTTTTGATTTGGCACAAACTTTACTCTAGTGTCTTTTATACCATTTTCCCATTGAAAACTACCTGTCGTTACTACGCTTGTATTCCTTAAGTCTTCGTTATAATCTATTTGCTCATATATTTTAACTAAGTTAAATATACTGTTTTTAGTTTCGTCTCTAAAAGCGTGCTCTTCAGTTCTTGGAAACTGTCTATAAAATTCATTTAAAGCGTCTTGGTCACTTCTAAGACCATCTGCTTCATTGTCCCAGTGTTCTATAACGCCAACATCAATTAAATCACCGTGTGGTCCTTCAGTTGGTTCTTGCGGAGTATTGAAAACAGGGTGTCCATAAGAATCAATGAATCCTTCGTAGTTCCACTCCATAGGTATGAACAAAGAATATAATCCTGAGCTAGTCTGTCCATTCCTATTTCGTTTAGTAACATCGGAGTTGTAATATAGTTTTTTAAAATTTTCTCCACCTTTATCTAAAGCGTTTGACGTTGAACCCATCATACACTTACCTATAATTCTAGAACCTAGTCTTAAGCAAGTTTTTGTTACACGCCAGTTATTTAATATATTATCAGGTCTTTCCCATTTACCACTTTCATCGTGAACTAGTAAAGCTAATTTTTCACCATCATAACTATTATCTCCCGTGTTCTTCCAGTCAATAGTAGTGTCTAGTCCCTGTAGTATTTCTTGCTCTTTTTTTGCTTGTATTGACTTTTTTGTGAGTCTACTGGCTGGTATTCTATAGGCAAGTTCTGTTTTGGGCCTGTCCATACCGTCCTGGATGGGTTTGAAAAAGAACGGGTAGTTGACTGATATTGGAACGACTTTATCTGTGAACATTTTCTTAGCATCGGCTCCAGACTTAGACAAGATACCGTACCGTGCATCTGACGTAATTGTCGCCATATTAACGGTTTCTGCTGAAGACATGAACGAAAATCCTGAACGACGGTTTTTAAGATAACACATTCCGTAAGATCGTGAGTCTGCTTTACAAGCTTCCCAGAATATAAAGAATAATCTGTTTGCTTCTCTAAAATCTGGCTTCCCAACATCAATCTTGGACCACTGCAAGTACATAAAGTGAGTGCCAGTAATGTAAGTAGCCACGCCTCTATTATAGAACCAATGACCTTCTTCTCGTTTTTTAAACTCATTATCAATGTAATTTTCCCATTTAGCTTTAAACTCGTCTGGATAATCTCTCCATTCAAATATACTATTGATGTTTTTAAGCTCTTTAGGGTACTCTTTAGCCTCCCACCTATTACTACCTTTGATTAAATTTTTTGGCTCTTTAGGTAGCGCTATTTTAAGACCTTGTATTTCGTATATTTCACCTATCTGACCTGTCTTACTAATAACTACAATATCATTTTCTTTATTGTAGCCGTAATTCCATTTTTTAGATTTATTAAGTCTTTTTAGTGTATTTATTTTTACAGGTTCAATTATTTTGTATAAACTCTGCTTGTACATTATCTAGACCTCCTTTCCGCAAAACCACTAAAAGTTTTTTTACTTTCTTCTTTTGGCTTGTTATCTAAAACAGCTTCTTCTTCTTGTATTCTTGTTAGTATCTCAAAAGCATCAAATATAGCTAGTTTTTTAGTCGCGGCGGCGTTTTTAAGTCTGTCAGCTGAAACATCATCTTCTGTGTTAGTAATTATTTTTTCTTCAGCAACTTTTATTAATTCCTCAACTGCTTTGTGACCAGCTTGGATTATACTCTTTTTCGTTTCCTTGATATTCATATTTAATTGTAATAAGTCTATTTGGAACTCTGTATAGTCTTTCGTTTTCTATAAAAAACTCGTATTCAGCCCCGGGTTTAAAAGAAACTAACGTGCCTTTGCCTATGTAGCCATCGCTATGCTTTACAACGCCTTTACCAGTAATTTCATTATTTAACTTAAACATATCATCATCTTGCAAAGGTTTGATAAAAGAAAAACCACTTGTAGCTTTCCATTTACCATCTCTTTTGTAAGCATAAACCTGATCTTGTTGTGCAAAGAATAAATCTTCTTTAAAATAACTTTTACTGTTTTTCTCTTCGCCTCTTACATTATAAAACCTTCTAAATACATTGTGATGCAATATAACTTCATCTCCTGGCTTTAATTCACTGCAAACAGCTGATGGCACAGAAACAACAACACCATGCCTACTTACGTATTGATGATTTTGCATTTCTGTATTTAATATTAACTCAGATTCATCAATTTTAATCTTATTGTTGTTTCTTTCATCAAACGGTTTAACTATAAAGTTAAATAAAGCGTTCATTAATATTCTAAATTATATTCAACTGCAAT